TTCATTATATTATTTCCTCGGCTTCTTTGTATGCAAAGAGTACAGTAGGAAAAGACAAAGAATTTATTCCTCATCCTGCAACTTGGTTAAATGGAGAAAGATGGGAAGATGAATTAAAAGATAATAATAAAAACGAAACTTTAGATGTACTTAAAAAAATGGGATTAAAATATAATGCGTGAAGATGAACTTAGGGAGTGGACTTTTAAAATACTAGCTAGATTAAATGAACCAAGAGCCATAAAAGGTAATCCAGAGGCTATTGAGGATGAGGCTTGGTTTATATGCAAAAGAATAAAAGCACTTGCACCCACACAAGGATATAGAGACTGGTTTGATGACTTTGAGGAGGCTTTGCTCATGAGCTTAGAGACTCGATCATGGCCTACAGCTAAACAGATCGGAGAAGCGGCAAGGCAAATCGCACCAAAAAGACAGCAACTAATAGACGATACGCAGCCGAAAGGTTACGAGCCAGATGAGTTAAAAATAAATGCTGATCGTATAAAAAATAATCAAGGTGTTGGAGAAAGTTATATAACAGGAACCTTTGCAAAACAGATGGTTAGAAACGGTTTAGTGACAGAAGAAGAACTCGAACCTTATATAAAATATTTAAACCATTGGAAAAATAATTAAATTATGGTAGACTGTTTAAAGATAATTTCATATACCCCTCCCAGAGTGACAGGTATTTACACTGCTTTTTTTCCGCCTGTCCTTTTATAAAGTACACTGCCCTGCGTTCTTGCGTGGGGCATTTTTTTAACTATAATAACAATCAACCGACAAGAGGACAAAATGATGACCGTTGAAACCGCGATGAAAACCATCGGTTTTAATATGCGTGGAGATAGGCAAAAGGATGATTATTATGCTACTCCTGCCAAGGCAACCGATGCTTTACTATCTGTAGAGAAGTTCGAAGGAGATATTTTCGAGCCTTGTTGTGGAGAAGGTCACATAAGTAAGAGATTAATCGAGCGTGGTTATAATGTAGAGAGTTCTGATTTAGTTGATCGTGGATTCGGTACGCCAAGGATAGACTTTTTATTTGAGAGAGAGAAAAGAGATAATATTATAACAAACCCACCATATGCTAAAATGTCTTTGTTAATGGCTGAACACGCTCAATCGATTGCTAAATATAAAACAGCGCTATTATTAAAGATTACATTTTTAGAGGGTGTTGCTAGAGCAAAGTTCTTTCAACAGCATCCACCGAAAAGAGTATGGGTTTTTTCTCAGAGGCTTTCTTTGTTAAAAGATGGTAAATCATATAATGGTGGAATGATGTGTTTAGCTTGGTTTGTTTGGGAAACAGGATCTACAACTGCTCCTCAAATTGGTTGGTTATAATTATGGTAAGGAAACATCATGGCAAAGAATAAACTTGGCAGGCCAGAAATAGAACTTACTGAAAGACAGATAGAAGAGGTCGAGCAGCTATCAGCAACTCTAACAACTGATGATATTGCTGATTACTTTGGTATTAGTAGAACAACTTTCTATAGACTACTGCAAAGAAATTCTGACATTTTGGAACGCTATAAAAAGGGAAGAACTAAAGTTAAGAGTTTAATTGCAGGAAGATTGATACAAAAAGCTACTGAAGGAGATACAGCTTCTCAGATATTCTATCTCAAAACTCAGTGCGGATGGAAAGAAACGCAATCGCTAGAACACTCAAGTCCTGATGGATCTATGACTCCAACTAAAATAGAACGTATTATCGTTGACAAGTCTACAAATTCAAACTCCTAGATGGGCTTTACCACTTCTCGAAGGAGATAATGGTCAGCCCAGATACAGAGGTGCAAAGGGTGGTCGAGCGTCAGGCAAGTCTCATTTCTTTGCTGAAGCTGTAATCGAAAGACAGTTAATGAACCCAAATAGCAGAGTTGTTTGCATTCGAGAGGTTCAAAGATCACTGAAGTTCTCAGCAAAACAGCTATTAGAGGATAAAATAAACGATTTAGGCTTAGATCATTTGTTCGAGATACAAACTACCGAGATAAAAAACTTACGAGGCGAAGGCGTAATAATATTTCAAGGAATGCAAGATCATACGGCTGACAGCATTAAATCATTAGAGGGTTTTGATTTGGCATGGTGCGAGGAAGCGCAAAGCCTATCGAAGCGATCAATCGAACTATTAGATCCTACACTTAGGAAAGAAGGCGCAGAAGTTTGGTTTAGTTGGAATCCAAGACAGCCAACAGATGCAGTTGAGCAGATATTCAAAGGCAATACCAACAGTGTTCTAGTTCATGTGAATTATGACGATAATCCTTTTGTACCAAACGCAATGATCGAACTTGCCGAGATAGCCAAAGAAAGAGACTACGAGCGTTATTCGCATATATGGTTAGGCGGTTATGAGGTCGTAAACGATGCTCAAGTCTTTCACGATAAATGGAGAATAGAGGACTTCGAACCAGTGCAAGGATGGCAAGGCCCTTATTTAGGCGTGGACTTTGGCTTTAGACCAGATCCTTTAGTTGCTGTAAAATGTTGGGTTCACGATGAAAACCTTTATATCGAGAAAGAGGCTTACGGAGTAGGCATAGAGATCGACAATACTCACAACTTTATAACGAAGATAATACCTGAGTTTGATAGATATACTTGCCGAGCCGATAGCGCAGAACCCAAGACAATCAGCTATCTACAAAGGCATGGTTTTCCTAGAATGGAAGGCGTTAAAAAGTGGTCAAATAGTATACAAGAAGGAATAAGGTTTATTCGTGGCTTTAAATCTGTCATAATAGCACCAAGCTGCAAGGGCGCTATTGACGACTTTAGGTTATACAGTCATAAGGTGGATAAATTGTCGGGTGATATAATGCCAGATATAATCGATGCTAACAATCACGCACCAGATGCAGTTAGATACGCAATCGCGCCTTTAATTAAAGCACAGGCTTCAGGTAAAATGGTGATTAGAATATGAGTAATTCAGTTGCAGAACGCTCTCCAGATATAGAAATGATGTTACATATGTCAGCGCCTTGTCGCGATCTTATGAAAGGTGGGCAGCATATGAGAGAGAAAGGCACGACTTATCTGCCTAGATTTCCCCAAGAAACAGAAGAAGATTACGAGGCAAGACTAGAATCTACATGGCTATTTGATGGCGTAGGCAAAACTATCGATGATTTATCGGGTAAAGTGTTTGAAATGCCTGTCATGTTAGCAGAAACTAATACTGATCTCGATATGTGGGCTTTTAATGTAGACTTGCAGGGTCGAGATATTGCACAGTTTTCAAGAGATGTATTTGATGAAGCACAGGCAGCAGGCATATCTTTTATTATGGTCGATGCTCCTGCAAGAGGTGAGTTGACCAGAATACAAGCTCAAGCAGGAAACTTCAGGCCATATTTTGTTAGTTTATCGTTAGAGGATGTTCTTGGTATTAAAACAGAAGTAATAGACAATGTGCCAACATTGACACAAATCAGGATTATGGAAACTGTACTTGAGGATTCTGATGATGAATTTAAACCAAACGAGATAGAACAGATTAGGGTTTGTACGCTACCAACAGAAGATGGCCGCATATCTGGCACTGTTAACTTGCGTTTGTTTCGTCAAAACTCAGATAATCAATGGCGAGTTTTTGAGGAATATGAAACAGGGATGCCAAAAATATACGTTGCGGCTTGTGATTTAGGTCGTGACGGATACATGAAAGCAAAGCCACCTCATGCAAGACTGGCAGAAATAAACCTAGCTCACTGGCGATCACAATCAGATCAGGCCAACATTATGCACCATGCCAGAGCGCCAATGAAGTTCTTTCATGGCTACAGCAAGGAAGATTTAGAAGAGTTCACCGAAGGTGCAGGATACGCTTTTTATTCTTCCAACGAGAACGCTAAGATCGGGGTTGTTGAGCATAGCGGAGCAGCTATCGATGCAGGACGCACTGAACTCAAAGATATGGAGTTTCAAATGCAAGCGATGGGTTTGCAGTTGATTGTATCGAGAACAGGAGCATCGACAGCAACAGGTGATTTAATAGATGAGCAAAAGATAAACAGCCGATTGGGAATGTGGGCTGATAATCTCAAGGATACGTTAGAGCTTTGTTTCACTTGGATGGCTGAAATGGCTGATATAAACGCAGAAAAGATAGATATAGTTATAAACAAAGACTTTGCTGCAAACGCATTATCTCACTTGGAAATGGACGCTTTGAACAAGATGTATCTAACAGAGGTTATTTCTAAGCAGACATATATTAACGAAGCGAAGCGCAGAAACATTTTATCAGAGGAAGTTACCTTTGAGGATGAGCAAGATTTTATGATGCAAGAGCCGATGGATGAACCTGATAATGTAGAAACGCAAGATGGCGATAACCGATGATATTCTTGACGATACTTTACGTCATGCCCATTACTTAGAAAGATATAAATCAGGCGTAGTTAATAAAATTATCGGTTTGCTTAACAATGGCAACGATAAATATTACGCTCAAATCTATCGCTCTAAGCTAGAAAACCTCAATCGCAGAGATGTCGATAAGCTACTTGTCAGGCTAAAAAAGTCTATTAAAGCAGGATACGAGCCAGTTATTGAGTTGCTCGATGGCGAGATTAGAGATTTAGGTCAGGCTGAGAGCATATGGCAAAAGAAGGTCATTGATGGATTAGTGCCGATTGAGCTTGATTGGGAAGCGCCAAGCGAAGAACAGATTTATGCTTCAGTTAATTCTAGGCCATTCGAAGGGCTTTTATTAAAGGATTGGTATAAAGGTTTAGAAGATGGAGCGTTCAGACGTATCAAGCAAAACATCATGCAAGGCTATGTCGAAGGGCAAACGACAGATCAAATAGTCAGAAACATTAGAGATATATCGGAAGGTCAAACGCGAAGGGCAGCAGAAACGGCTGTCAGAACGGCTTTAGCTCATACATCTAACATCGCTCGAAACGAAAGCTATCGAAGAAATAAATCTGTTATCAAAGCGATTGAGTGGGTCGCAACCCTAGACAATAGAACGACAGCTATATGTCGAGCAAGAGATGGAAAGACCTATCCATTTAACAAAGGTCCTAGACCGCCTGCTCATGCAGGGTGCAGATCGACAACTATTCCAGTGCTTAAATCACTCAGGCAACTAGGAATTAAAGCCGATGAAGTGCCAGTAAAATCAACAAGAGCATCAATGAATGGTCAGGTATCAAGCGAACTTAATTATGATGGATGGCTTCGAAAGCAACCGAAAGAGTTTCAAGATGATGTTTTAGGCGTACAAAAGGCTCGATTATTCCGTAAAGGTCTAACGATGGAGCGATTTGTCGATAAAGAAGGCCGAGAATTTACACTGAAAGAATTAGAGCAACGTGAAAAAGAAATATGGGCGAAGGTTTATGGCGGTGATGTTAAACCTAAAGCCAAGCCAAGAAAGCCACCTGAGAAACCTTCATTAGACCTTACTTCGATAATGACTACCAAAGCATTCGGACGAGATCAGCTTAATGCAAAGTTAAATAGGTTACTTACGCCTTTAACGGCAAGAGTTGCTAATAAACTACCGAAACCAAATAAAATAGTAGGCGCTCCGAAAAAGGGAGTTTACAGAACTAGTCAAGGAATAATTGAGTCTGGTTTATCGCGAGATACTATTGCTCACGAATATGGGCATCACGTTGATGCAATGGTAGGACGCCAAACGGTAACAGGTTTTTGGTCTTCGCAAGGATTAAAAGAAGCATGGGAAAAAGATCGTGCGGCTTTAGGTGTTTACAGAGTTAGTAAGGACAAGAAAAACAAACGCTTATTAGAAATAAAAGATGAACTGTTTAATACTACAACAGTTACTAAAACACTTCCATCGGGAGCATCTTACGAGACAACTCAACGCGATTTTAACTTTGATGGTGCTGATAATATTTCCGACATTGTTGATAGCTTCGTTCAAGGGGATTTCAGAAGAAACTATAATGCCTTTGGACACTCAAAATCTTATTGGAAGAAATATAAGCCTAATGGCAGAATAGAGGCATTTGCTAACCTTTTTGCAGTACAGAATCGTCCTGAAGCTGCCGCATACGCAAAGAAGAATTTTCCCAATCTTTATAGAGAGTTTATGAAAAAACTGGAGGAAATAGATGCTAGTTCTTAACGATGTTTTAGAAATGTATATGAAAAAGTTTAATTTAGATGAGGAGCCTATCTTACCAATGGGATCAGCCGAGGAAGCGATAGAAATGCTTATGATAGCTATCGACACTAATAAAAAACTCAAATTTGATTGGGATAACCTCGAACCGAAAGAATATAAACTATAGATTATTAAGATCCGTACCAATCTTAGTGATTTAGACAGGAACTAACCTGTTAAGCGAAACGGTACAGCGCAAAGGAACCATATCATGGCAGAAGAAGCACAAGCAGTAGAAGAAACGCAAGTTGAAACGGAAACTGTAGACAATCGAGATGAGCTAATCGCTGATCTTAATAAACAGCTAAAAGAGACTAATCAGAAGCTAGTCGATTCAAACGAGGAAGCTATGCGTAGACGTAAAACAAACGAGCGTCTTAAGTCAGAGTTAGAAGCATTGCAAAAGAAACCAGTTGAACAGGCCGACAACAGTAACGAAGAAATAATCGCTCAGATTAAAAATCAGTACGAGGAGAAGCTCAAAGCAGAGCAATCTATTCGACAGGATCTAGTCAAAAGAAATGCAATGAACGAGTTAAAATCAGAGTTAGCATCAAAAAATATAGTGGCTGCTGGATTAGAACCGTTATCGCTCTTGGCAAAAGAAAGAATTGGGTTTGACGAGAATGGAAATATTCGTATAATGTCGTCAGATAAGTCTAAACCCCTAGCAGGATCGGGTGGCGATGGTTATGCAACTATTGTAGACCTAGCCGAAGAACTTGCAGCGTCAGGAACAGGTCAGCTTTTCATTAAGGATGGCGGTGTTTCAGGAGGCGGCAAACCTCCAGCGAGTTCAGGCGGCAAGTCTGGCGATAAA